TCTCTGATTGGTCGTGGTTGCCGTTCCCCTTGGAGTATTGCTGGAGTAAACAACGATGTCTATTTCCGTTCTGATGATGGATGGGCTTTCTACAACAATGCCCAAGTAGATTTCTATAATGCTCTTTCATTCCGTAAAATCTCCCGTGAGGTTCAGCCTTGGGTAAACTATGACACTCCTTGGTTGAGGCAATTTGAGAGTGCGATGTTCTTTGACAATCGACTCATAGCAACTGTCTCTCCATTTACAGTATCTACTGCTGATCCATCTGTATGTGGACTCCATCGTCCTAGCAGAGCAATGATTGTTCTTGATGTTGAACAAGAGAGTAGGATCTCTCCAGATGCTTCCATGCCTTCACGCTGGAATGGTCTATGGGAAGGCCCACAACCTACCCAACTTGCTACAGCCCAAATCAATGGTGTCCAACGTGGTTTTGCCTTCTCATTTGATGCTGACAATGTTAATCGTCTTTATGAACTTCAAAGTAGTAGTTCACTGCTTACTGGCGTAGATGATTATTCAGTTCAGTATGGAAGCGTAAAGATTGGTTCGTATTTTACTACCAAGAGATATGACTTCACGCCTAACCCCGGAGCTTCCAAGTTTGTCCGTAAACAGCTTGTAGGTGGTGAGGTATGGGTTTCAAATCTTAAAGAAGCCATTACTCTTGGGTGTGAGTTTCGTCCAGACTCTTATGCCTGTTTTAATACCCTTTCATACCCGATTACGATTGGGTTAAATGAATGTACGCCAATTACAGCGGATTGTGTGCCCAAAGTGTCACAACCTCGCTACCAGCAATTAAGGTTCCCTACTCCAGATATTGATCAATGTGAAATGTATTCTCAAATACCATTGCAAGAGGGAGCAGAGTTTCAAGTAAAGATTAACATTACTGGATCTTGTATTGTCGATAGGTTGAGGCTTGCAGTGATCTTCAACGATAGCATTGATCTTCCACAAGGAAACTGCCCTGATACTTTCTATAATGATCCAGAGCCAGTTCAGTGTTCACCAATTTGTGACTTGGATTACTATCGGATTGTTCCCCTCCCAACTGCCATCTCGTCTGTTGCTGGATAAAAGCATTGCTAAATACTTAAAATAAGGCTACAAATTAACAAATTATGCAGAACCAGAGTTCTCCAGCACAACTTCTTTTTCCAACTGTCCCTAACAACTATTGTCCAGAGGGCCAGTGGAGTGATATTTTTAACAGCTTTATTCAGTTGTATCTAAATAACGGGACGGTAAATATCCCCGGTCTTGGGCAAGTTACTCCAGCACAGATTGCTACGATTAACCAGAATATCCAGAATCTCCAAAATGAGTATAATGCCTTGGCAGTTAATGTTCAGCAAGGAACCACAAGTATTACTGCTGGAGCGTCAAAAATTTATACAGTAAGTTTTGCACAAAATATGCCTAATACAACTTATCAAGTTGTAATTGAACCATTAACTGCATCAACTACTACTACAGGAACATGGTCTTGGGCTATTATTACTGGAAGTAAAACAACTACTGGATTTCAAGTCTTGTTTACTGACGCAACAACAGCTTCAATTACAGGATTTAACTGGACAGTCTCATCTATCGCATCATCCTAACCTAAACTAACAACAAACTAAACCTATGGCTAAAGACACAAACAGGGCTACCGAGCCTAAACTACAATCCGAGGGCTTCTCAACCCGTGGAACTGTAAAAGAGGGAATGAGCAATCATCCTAAAGGTACGGAGTTCAGCGGAATCTTCTACGCTGGCAAACTCCAGCCCGAACCCACTTCCCCTGGTCGTGGTTCTTCCAAGAAATAATATGGCATCTCACGGAGTCCAATACACTGCCGATAAGACAGAACGTGGTATTGTCTCTGATTCTGCTACCCCTCAACCTATGCAGAGGGTGCAGATCAAGGGAGATATCCCTACTATTCGTGCTTATAAGGATGCTCGTACTGCCCGTATCAAATCCATTGGTGAGTCCTGCCAGAGTGCATTCTCTGTAGGTGGGCCAGCTAATGAGAGTGGAATGGGTAAGAACGCTAATCCTTTCCAAGCTGATTGGCTGTAATATGTCTCTTTCAAAGCTCCCTACCAATGGGGCAATGAGGATGAGAATGCTCAAAGTGAAAGCATCTCCGTCGATTAAGTTGACGGATATGAAGACCACTACTGGCCCAAAACTTAAAGCTACAAGGAATCTTGTGGGTAGTCCCATTACCCGTGGAGAGATGATCTAGTTTATGGCCTCTTCATCTGGAATATATTGCTGGAAACATATTGAAAGCGGTAAGCGATATATTGGTCAGGCCATGAATATGCTTAAAAGAATGTCATCTCACAGAACAAGATTGCGTGGAAAGTATCATGATAATGAACATTTCCAAAGAGCATGGTCAAAATATGGAGAAAGTGCATTTGAATTTTCTGTAATTGAATTTTGTCCAGAAGAAATTCTTTCATGGAAAGAAGAAGATTGGATTTCAAAATATAAAGTTACTGACCAAAATTTTGGATATAATCTAACAACTGGTGGTGAAAATCCCAAGCATTCAGAAGAGACAAAAAGGATAATTGCAATTTGTAGCACAGGAAGAAAACACTCCCAAGATACTTGCCAAAAGATTTCTAAAGCAAGAAAGGGTATTGTATTTTCTGTAGAACATAAAAAAAAGTTATCAGATGCCGCAAAAGCAAGAGGAATTACAAAAGCAACTCGTATAAAAATGATCCAATCAGGAAAAGCCAAAAGAATTGCACTTAAAGCAATTATTGGTATATAAATACTTATTTTTATGCTTTATTCTGTTCAAGATATGCTTCCATTAATTGCCACATATGCTGGCAATAGTGGAACTTGCAATCAAGCTGTTCAGTTAAAATATCTTAATAAGGCACGTTCACTTTTATGGAATAAAGTCGATGTTGATGCTTGTACAGACTATGTATGCATTGCTTGCGTAAATCAGCTATTGACTCTCCCTAGCATTTACAAGCAAGTAAGGCTTGCATGGATTGATGGTGTTCCCGTTTCATTAGGTTCAGAATGGTATCAGAGTATCCCCCAAGATTCATGGGGTGATGCCGCCAGTGGTGGGTATGGCAATGGTTGGGGACAAGGGTATGCTTGGAATAGTGGAAACAAGAAGTTCATTGAAGTAGGTGGCAAGCACGTTACTTTCCAGAATTACGATGTAGCTCCCTATCAGCTTGCAATAGAAGCTGAATCTCCCCTTGATGTAGGCAAGGAAATTACCTTCTTTGGTGATGATGCTTATGGCACACGAATTAGTGAGACGATTACTATTGGTCTTGCACCAACTTTTACTTACTCCATAAATTACTTTAAGACTGTCTTTGCTTGCACGAAGTCACAGACTGCTGGACGCATTAGGTTGTATGCTTGGGATTCTGACAATAGTGCTAGGATGCTGATGGCAGTTTACCAGCCTTACGACATCAACCCATCTTTTCGTAGGTACTATATCCAAGGCAAAGTAAGGGAATCAGTGATTCTTTATTGTAAGAAAAACTATTACGATCTTAACGATTTAACCGAACAGGTGGAGTTTACTCCAGAGGCAATGATCTCTGCTGTCATGGCAGTTGTTTATCGTGAGAATAAGGGTAGTGATCAGTTGTATGCTACCTCTCTCCAAAATGCTATTTTTGAAGTCAATAGGGAAACTGCTGATAGGGAAGAACCTACTGGCAGTACCATTAGGCAATTCTCAAACAACATGATGCTTAATGCTTTGATTCCTACTTATGCATGGGATGATGGAGCAACCTGGCCGTATTGATATGAAAGAACTTTCTGAAATTAGCACAATGGACAGGATAGAGGAGCAGATTGGAAACTCGCCTAAAGTAGAATGCCCATTGGAGCATTTCTTTACTCCTGAAATTTATACTAGGAAGATTTTTATGCCAAGGGATTCAATTGTTGTTTCTTTAAAGCATAAAACAACGCACCCGTTTTTTATCCTAAAAGGAAAGGTTGCCGTTTTGCGTGAAAAAGAAAATGGTGAATTTGAGATAGAAGGAATGCATGAGGCTGGGTTTATGGGAATCACCAGAACGGGAACAAAAAGGCTTCTTTATAATATTGAAGACACAATTTGGGTGACTTGCCATTCTAATCC